TTTAAGGATCTGCATACCTTGTGGTACTAATCTCACACCACCCTTAAGAGACTTAGGTGACATAACCTTTGGTTTGATTTGAATCATTGCCAAAGTACCGTCTTTAAGAGTGACATCCTTACTAAGTGGTACTAAATCACCATCAACTACTGGGAATGGAAACTCTTCATAGTTTGGATTAGCTGAAACAGTAACAGTCACTGATCCATCTTCATTGGTTGTGAAAGGAGCAGGCCAGTAACCATTACCTTTACCAGTTTTCTTTTCTTTCCACCACTTACAAGCGTTGTCATAGATCTCACCTAACTCAGTAAGTAAGTCATCTGTATTTTCAGTGACTCTAATCTTAAGCCTGTAGTTACATGGCTGATGATTATAGGTAGGTGGATTGGAGTGATGAGGTATGTAACCTTCAAAGGTTCCTGTGAATTTCATGTCGGTATTTGAAAGGACTTCTGAAACGTAATGAAGAAGACCAACGTTGTGAAGTATTTATATGCCACTTTAATAACTGGTTGTGTATGCGTGATAGTTCTTCTTAAGTGCTATTAAAATAAGACTGTTGTAGAAGTGTTGTTTAAGTAACATCACTACCTGTATAAAAAGTACAGTCCCTTACAATATTGTTGTACATCTTCTAAACAGAATGAAATTTGCAATCGCTCTAGCTGCCCTGCTAGGTGTAGGCTCAGCTCCTGCCCTTGCTGGTGGTTTTTATACAAACATAGAATCTAATGCTTCATACACAGGCTCTGACTTTACAACCAGAACAACCGATCTCCATTTGGGATATGAAGGAGATCTTGGATCAGAATCTTTTGACTACTACATCCAAGGAGGACCAGCCTTTGTTGCTGATGATGCTGCTGACTCTGATACTCAGTTCAGTGGTAAGTTAGGTGGAAGCATAGCTGCAAGTCCTAAGCTTGACGTTTATGGTGAGATCTCACTCCTTACAGCAGAAGTAGGTGACTCAAGCTATGGAACCAAAATTGGAGCCAAGTATAAGTTCTAAATGTGATGGTAAGGCATCATGCGATCAGTGTGACTGCCCTCACTGTACTGAGGTAAGGCGTCAACAAGAGCGCTATGCCCAATGGCAGCGTCATGCTAATGAACGTATAGGACAACTATGAAAGAATCATCCGAACTACTCAATGGCCGTCTAGCAATGATTGGCTTCATTGCTGCATTAGGTGCTTACGCAACTACTGGTCAAGTTATACCTGGTATCTTCTAAGGACAGTTACCAAAGTGGTAGACTGTTAGTAGCAACGACTACCAGATCTGATAGCCTCTGCGTACGTTCATCCCAGAGCCAGCTTGAAGCAGTTTTCTGCCATCAATAACTGGCTCTATCTATGGGACGCAGGCAACCTAACGATGGAACGGGCGTTAGGAAGTTAAAGAGGCTCCAATGACCAAACTCGTCTACCGTGGTGTTGTTTACTACAAGTAAATAATTAACCACCTACTGCACTGGCTCCTTTAATCGGGAGCCTTTGTGGTTTCTTCTTGCCAATGATCGATCAAGTTTTTCTTAACCTGCTTCTCTTTATCGCTAGCCCAGTGCTCCTTCTTTGCTATGCCATCTATCTTCTCAAGATGGTCGAGTAGCTCATCGGCTCTTGATACCTTCGTCATCTTCCTCATCGTTGGGTTCTGAAGCAGGAGATGTCTGATCCTGTACGTCATATAAAGAATGTAAATGTCCGTCTGGACCCATGTAAAAACAACCGTTATCCCTTATCTTGGAGTAATCATCTTGTAAGAGTTCGATGAATGCTCCGACCAACTGTTGACAAGTTCCTGCCTCTAATACTGATTTGTGCAGGTCTGTCTGCGCTTCAGCTACTGTGGATATCCTCTCCGCCTCATCAAACTCCCAATAGTACTCGTGAGATGTATCGGCTTCTGCATCCAAGAAATCCATAGCTTTGGTTGCTCTCTGCTCTAGTATCCTCATCCTTGCTAGAAGCATAGGCAGATAGTCCTTAGCTACTCTACGTAAGGGCATATAGAACTTGTCTCTTGTTGTTAGGGTCATGTGCTATACACTAATGTCCTTCCACTAATTTAAACCATCCTCTCTATGCTAATGTGTGGCCGTGATAGTATTTCCTAGAATATGGTCGGTTCTCTCTTTGTATTATTGATAATGATTCTCATTATCTATTGCATCATTAAGTTTTATAACCCACATTAAATGATTCTCATTCTCAATAAGAATACACAAAGAAAAAGCCCTAAATTAATAGGGCTATTTAAACAATAAGATTAGAAAGAATAAGGCTAAGGCTACATAACACACAGGCTAAGTCTCCTTAAATACAACTATATTCTCCCTATGATGTTTACTACATTCTCTGCATTCATTACAGTTGGAACCTTTATAAGATGCAGGACATGGAAACAAATCAACTGATCCTTCTTTAGTTGTTAGCTTTGCCTTCTTACCCGTACTTGTTTCATATTCAACTGCATAGTTGAACGTACCAGTATCAGTTAGTGCTACATCTTGACCGTCAAAATATAATTTAGTAGCTACACTTGGTAACTCACAACTAACATTGATAACTAAGACTGGATCACTCCATTCTTTAATAGCTGCTAAGTTATAGCGTCTATGTTTTGGATCACTGTGTAAATGTGTATAAGTAAAGAGTGTACTATTAGAAGTAATAGCAGCCCCTATTAATGCTGTTAAAGCTTCAGTGTTTATCTTTCTTTCGTCTGTTTCATAGCTTACACTTGGTAAGTCTCCAGATACATTCAATCTTAGTAAGGTATTAGGTCTTAGCTCTGATATCTCTTGTAATAGTTTGTCTAAGTCATAGCCTCTTGATCCTTCAGTAACTGCCTTAGCGTGTAAGGCTTGATGACCTCTCTTTGCATAGCATTTAGTATGCATAGGGCAGTGCTTAGAACACGTGATCCAGCTGCTAGTTGTAGCACTAACAAGCTTTAGTTTCTCACCTGATGTAAGCTTCTTGTTAGTGGTCATTTCTGTGAGTTTATATTTCATATTTTCTATGCCTCTTAATTAGATCTGATTCACGTCTACCTTGCCAGTCATTAGCAAAGGATGTGATTTGTTGAGCGATCATCTGATCAGACCAGCCTGATTCTTTACCTTGAGACTTGATAATCTCAAGACCTGCAAGAAAGTCTCTTGAACTATTCATCATTGGTAGAGTCCTCATAGGTGTCGTTGTCATCAGGAATAACTAGTGTAGGTTCTTCATATATGTTGAATCCTACACACAATCCATCAGAGTTATAAATAAAATAATGTGGGTTTAATATTTCCATTTGTTAAACCTCCTTCATAGGGAATTTTTTGTTTGCTATATCATCCGCAAGTTGAGATATATATTGGTAAATATCCTTACCTCTATAACCTTCAAAAGGTTGCCAAGCATTTTCCTCTAAAATCTCAAATTGAACTTCAGTTTCATTATCAAAGAAATCATCCGCAACTTCTTCAGCTAAATAATGACTTGAAGCCCATTGAAAGCATTTATTTTTATAATTAATTATCATTACTTTCCTCCTTTGATTAGCTTTAAGTCTGGCTTGACTGCATCAGCCATTGCTTTAATAAAAGCTAAGAACTGATTTCTTTTAGTAGCTGCATTAGCTATCTTTACCAAGTCACCTTTGATAACAGGTTTATTAGTTCCCCATGCTGGTAATGGTGCTTGATGCACTTTCTTAGGTTGATTAGCTAATGCAACTCTTAACCTGCCAGCTATTACAACATCCCATAAGTCATTTGACTGCTCTATTAGATCAAGAGCTGAAAAAGGGATATGACCTGAGTTAATAGGTTTAAGTGTCTTCTTACAGCCTTTAACTGTTGAGCCTGTAAAGTTGGTTATCTTGAGCGTTGAGCCTGGTATATTTGGGAACCAGTCATAGATCAACTTAGCCTCATCAAATGTTTTGAATGTAGCTAATAGGATGTAGCCATCCTTAGCCATTGAGCCTTTGATTAGCACTTGAAACGTTGCATACTCTATTGCATCGAAGGCTATACGACGCTGCTTTGCTTGTGACATAGAAAGGATTTGAAAGGGATACACTAAGAGTGCTTAGTGCTTACTCACAATGCCTCTAGACTGTGCTTAAGCAAGTACTTATGAAATATTTATTAATAGTTATTGATTGTTGTTAACAGTTTCAGTTGTGGTCGTGGCCATACACATAAATAAAAAAAAAACAAGCTTACTGTGACACTTCGGAAAGCATCACATCAGCTTTGCATAGCACGTGACAGCTCAAAATGGGCAGACACTATGCCAATATAAAAATCGCACACCCCCAAGGGGGTCTTTGGCCGCCGGAATATACGAACTTGTACTCAAAAATTAGCAACAAAAATATTTCAAGCCTTATTTCTAGACCTATTAGAGCTTTTAGAGGTCACTCTAAGGTTACTAGCTCTATTATCTCTAGGATTACCATTCTTATGGTCTACATCACCCTTAGGTTTATACCCTAACTGCTTAGTTTTAGCTCTACGTGCTTTATTTCTACTACTTCTATTAGCTATTTGATCAGGTTTACCTTGGTAGTTATCGTATTCTGATCGGTAATTTCTAGCCATCGGTAGAGGTAGTGTACTTATAAAACATATAATAAGTTATTTAAACAACACTTCTACAACATATTTACTCTAATGACTTCTAGAAGACATTTAAT